TCGGCTTCGGACATCAACCGCTCGTACTTTTCGTTGTCCTCGGACGAGATCTGCTCGCCGGGCTTCACGCTGTTGAGAATCGCCCGCGCCTGCTCGATGAGAGCGGCCCGCTGACGACGCATTTCTTTGGTTCGCATCGTTTCTCTTGCTTCCTTCCGTCAGATTTCCCGCTGAGCCAGATCCAGACGCTTCCGCGCCAGGACGATCGACGGATGATCCGTCGTGGGCGGGGCCTCCGCGGGTTGGCCGCCCGAAACTTCCTGCTCGTCGATCTCACAGGGAGATCGCTGTTCGTCTTGCCGCACTTTGCCGCCGTTGTCAGCGCCGACCGCCACGAGAGAGATCTCCATCGGCTCCCAGTCGACTGCCAATAGACGCTTCATCTGGTCGGCCGGGGTGGTGACGTCCTGGAACTTGTACACCCTGTAGCCCACGCTGACGTTGCGGATGATCCCGTCCTGGATGTCCTTCCAGACCGGATCCACTTCGGCGCGCTTGCTGAGCCGCACGATCGCGCGGCCCTCGCCGGTCGCGAGCCACGCCTTTTCGACCACTCCCAGCATGCTGCCCAGATCCCAGTCGTTATGGGTGTTCAGCAGCGGCGCACCGCTGTTGAGCCGGTCCATGCGGATGTGCCCGGGCTCCATCGAGAGTTCTTCGAGGAACGGCCGCTCACTGACCCAGTCGAAGCGGCGGACGGCCGCGCCGGTGGACCAGACCAGCTCGACGGTCCGCTCTTCCGCGTTGATTGTGGCCGGCGCGACGCTCGCCGCTCGCACCATGGCCGGGATCTCGACGATCCGCTTCATTGATTCACCTCCGTTGGAGCCGGCGCGGTCAGGGGAACCATCTGCATCTGCATCCGGTGCACATTTCCGCCCGGGATCGGGTTCATTCCCTCGCGGGCCCGGCATTCGTCCTGGTTGAGCATGCCGGACATGATGCCGGTGTTGTAGGCCGTATAGCGGCTCTGGATGTCGGCCCGCTCGAGTGCGTCGAGCAGGAACTCGCAATGGAATCCGCCGCCGAGCGTCTTCCGGTTGAACTCCTGCTCCCAGTTCACAATCCAGGGCAGCATCGTGAACTTGATGAACTCCAGCGACTGGTGCTCGATGTTCGAGTTGGTCGCCCGCTCCAGGTCGCCGATCAAGTGCGGTGGAACCCGGTAGATTGACGCGATCTCGCCGCGCGAGAACTTCCGCGTTTCGAGGAACTGCGCGTCATCGGGCGGGAACGTCGTCGCGATGAACTTCGCCCCGTCGTCGATCACCAGCGTCTTGTGGGCATTCTCGGAAGCGGCGAACTTCCGGTTGAAGTCCGCTTCGAATTGCAGCTTGTCCTTCAACCTGCCCGGCACCTGCAGCACGCCGCCGATCCGCGCGCCGTTGGCAAACAGCTTGCCTCCGTACTGCGCCGCGCCCATGCCCAGGCCGATCGCCTCCCGCGCCAGGCGGATCGGACTATAGCCGATCAGGTCGTTTCCCAGCGTCCGGATGTGGATGATGTCGTCGGCGAGATATCTGCCCGAGAACTCGCCCAGCGGGCACTCGTATTCGTACACCAGGCGCCGGTTGACGAACTTGACTTTCATCCGGTCGGGGCGGAGCGGCCAGAAGGCCTTAGGCCTGCCGGATTTCATCCAGTCGATCCAGGCGTAGGCGTTGCCCCACCTCGAGGCGTTGCCCATCATCACGTCCTTGAACGTGTAGGCCGACATCGCCGGATTCGGCTCGTCATGCAGCAGCGAGTACGCGTAGTGACCGCGCGCCCGTTCCTTGCCTTCCGGCTCAAGCCTCCTGTAGACATGCAGGGGCAGCGAGGCCAGCGTTTCTGACAGCACCCGGATGCAGGCCAGTACGGCTGTATAGTTGAGCGCCGTCTCCTCCGACACCGCCTGGCCCGAGCTGGTCTGCATTCCGAAAGTGAGCGCGTCCACCAGCCACGGCTCTGGATTCGCCAGGCCGGACGCGCCGGAACGCCGCATCGGCAGGGGCGGGATGTTCTCCGCGCCCATCAGGGAGATCAGTGTTTCGATGGCCATGATGTCCTCAGAGGACGTAGACGGACGGGTTCGAGTAGATCGGGCTCTGCCCATGGACGATCAGGCGCGCGATCGCGTTCAGCACCGCGGCGATGCCGTCGATCCGCTTCCGCGAGAAATGCCGCGACGGCTTTACTGGCTTCATGAGCCCATTGCCGTCTTCCTTGACCGAAACGCAATCGGCCATCCAGCGGAGTACTTCATTCCCCGCATGCCTCATCGTCCGGTCCATCCAGCGGCGCTCCAGATCCTTGCAGGCGGCGTTGAGCCCTATCGTGGTCTGCCGGACTGGCACCATTTGTACGCCTTCGGCGTTCAGCTCCGTCGCCGTCTGGTTGGCGTTGTACACGTCGAAGCCGCACTCCACGATGTCGAACTCCTTGGAGTACTCCAGAACACGGCGCTTCACCACCGTATAGTCCACGGTGTTACCGCTGGTCGCCTCAATCAGGCCCGACTCCACCCAGCGGTCGTACGGTACGCCGTCCTTCTTCGCCCGCTCCCGGACGGCCGATTCCGGCATCCAGAAGTGAGGAAGAATCGAGATCGAGCCGTCCTCATGCGGGAAGACCAGCGCCAGCGCCGTCAAGTCGATCGACGTGGACAGATCGAGCCCGGCGAAGCAGCGGGCGCCCCGCAGCGCCCGCCGATCCACCTTCCCCGCACAGAGGTCCCATTGGTCGATCGGGATCCATCTTGTCTCCTGCTGTACCCACCGGTTCAGCCGGAACCGCAAGAACTTGTTCAGAGCCGCCGGATTACCCTTCGCTTCGAGCGCCGCCTCCCGGACCTTGTCGAGCTTCAGAAAGCTGCCCAGCGCCGGGTTGGCCTTCGCCCAGGTTTTCGGATCCGCCCAGTCGTCCTTTTCGCCGGCGGCATAGATCACCGGGTAGTAGCTCGGGTTCTTGATCACCCCGCGCAGGATCTGATCCGCGTACTCGTGCTGAGACCAGCACAACGGGCTCTCGTCCATCACGCCGGCAGTCGTCGTCGCGAACGTGAGCATCTGCTCCCGCGTGTCTCCGCCGAGCGTCAGGATGTCCCATAGGTCCGCATTCTTCTGCCGGTGCAGCTCGTCGAAGATCACGCCCGACGGGTTGATGCCGTCCTGGTTGCCGGCGTCGGCCGAGATCGCCCTGTAAAAGCTGTCGGTCGCATCGTAGACGATCGTCTTCGTCGAGCCGACCACTTCCAGCCGCTTCCGCAGCGGCGGGCACATCTGAACCATGCGCCTGGCGGCCCGGAAGACGATGCCGGCCTGTTCCCTGCAGCTCGCGGCGCCGTACACCTCGGCGGCCGGCTCTCCGTCCGCGGTCAGCAGGTACAAAGCGATGCCGGCCGCCAGCTCGGTTTTCCCGTTCTTCTTTGGGATCTCCACGTAGGCCGTGGAGATCTGCCGCGTCCCGTCGTCCTTCAGCGTGCCGAAGATCGTCCTGATGATCTCGGCCTGCCATGGATCGAGCAAAAACTGCGCGCCGGCGTACTTGCCGATCCCGTGCTTGAGGTAGCGCTCGAAGAACGCTACAGCCCGGTCGGCCTTCTTCCGGTCGAATGGCACGGCGTCTACTGAGCGAAGAATCCGTCTGGATCGTCGTTCACCTCAGGCGGCGGAATCGAGATCCGCTGCCGCGAGAGCGGCGCCAGGCCGAACAACTCCACCCACTTCGCCATCGCCGAGCGGTACTGCCTGGCGAGCTGCAGCGCCGGGTTCTTCACCAGGCCCCGTTGCCCCTCAATTAGCACTCCCCGCTTCGTGATGTCCGCCTCGCACTGTTCGAGCCGGATCCGGCAGAGACAATAGTCCGACAGGCCGGCCTGGTCCAACTCGGACAGGTCGCCCCGCTCCCGGAGCAGCTTCGTAACACGCCACCATTCAGCCAGAGCCTCGCCGGGAAGCCCTTTGGGCGGGTCGGGAAGCCCCGGGACGTTGAGAGGAATGGCCGCGAGAGCGCGCTTCCCTGGGTTGCCGCGGAGCGATTTTTTGGCCGTGGCTTTGGCGGGGCGTGCCATCAAAAATTCACTTCCATTTCGCGGCCACGTGCGGAGATC